TTCTTGATGATAAAAATACACAATCAATTTTATCTATGTACCAAAGTTTATAGTAATCACCTTCTGCTGTTGATTCTTCTCTAACTTTTAAATAGTCTAAGTAATAATATCCAGCATCACTTCTTTCATAATGCCAATCTAAAACATTTTCTGGTGTGTATAAATTTAAGTAAGGTCTAATTCCTTGATCTAATTCTTCTGCTCTAGTCATTACGTTTGTGCTTGGCTTATCAACGATTAACCAAACATGACCATAAACAGAAGCAAATCTTTGTGCTTCTCTAAGTAATGAATTAAATGATCTACCTTCTAAGTCAGCATCATCTATAAATTCTTCTACTGATTGATCTCCGTCTAAAGAACCTAATACTCTAACTGGTGGAACTCTAAAAAGGAATGAAGAATAAATATCTATAATGTTGCGACAATGATTATCAAGAGGAGTGTTTTGTATTCGTTTGTAATATTCGTTTTCAAATTCTAATTGATATGCTTGTAAAAATTTACCTTGTGCGTATTCTTTACCACCTAAATAACTTCTTATAAAATATTCCCAAGTTAATACTAAGCCCTTGTAGTGTTGATGTTGTAATTCTAAGTCTGCTCTTGTGTAGCCCATTATGAAAATCTTTTTGGTTTTGATTTAGGTAGGTTAGATGTGATCGGAAATAAGTATTCTATTGCGTATCCTAGTGCGTCAGTCATGTGATCGTATCCGTTACCTTTTTCTGGTTGCGTTGTGTTTTCCTTATAAACTTGTTTCATTAACGAATTTATAAGTGTTTTACAAGAAGGATTAATAACAATACTTCTTTTTCCATCAAATGACTTTAATTTACTATTAACAGAGTTGATTCTATCTCTAACTAAAGCATGAGTGGGTTTACACTTAACATTTAATCCAGCATTTTGCAATATAGTTAAATCAGTTCTTCCACCAGCAGAAGTTCGTCTTTGTCTTGAAGCTGGGTCAGGGTAAACAATCATCTTTTGTTTTGGGTATCTTGTAAATAATTCATTAATAAATTCGTCAGTATTAGAACTATAAATAACTATCTCATCAAATACTTCTACAATGTTATTCTTTACATGAAATAAACAAGCTGACATTGGGTCAATGTTAAAGTCTAATCCAATATGTATAATTGCATCTTTATCGTATTTAGATTCCTTAACATTTTCTTGTCTATCAAAGTTATAATAAACAACTCCTGAGTAAGTTTCAAAACTAGCAAGGTATTCTTGTCTAAATGTTCGTTCATCTAAATCATTCATGGCTTGTCTAATTTCTTCTTGATCTACTTGACCACCATCTAATGTTGTAAATTTAAATGACTTCCACTCAGGGTCAGAACCTAATCCCTTTTGATAAATCTCATAAGACCAGTTACCATAACCTCTAGGTGTTCCTATAAATAATACATTACCAGTAACGTGCTTATCAGATATTGTTGGTCTTAATACTTCAGTCCAAGCTTCCATAGGAATATCTGCATACTCATCAAGTAATAGAAAATCTAATCCTACTCCCCTTAAATTGTCTGGTGATTTATCTGCACCTTTTAAACTTATCTGGCTACCATTCCTTAGAACCAAAGATAGTTCTGTTTCATGTGCATATTTAATCCACTTCTTTTCTGTTACTAATTTCTTTAATTGCTTCCACATAATCTCCTTACTCATTCTGTAAGTAGGTGCAACATAGAATATCTTTGAGTTTGGTTTGCGACTTGCAAATCTAAGCAGTTCGTACATGGCTAAGTGAGTCTTGCCGAATCTTCTGCCAGTAATTAAAACTCTAAATCTATTGGGACAAGTATAAACATCTAGCTGTGGTTTACTAAATGCCATTTAGTTTACAGATTTATTTTCGTTCTCTAAATCTTCTTCTAACTTTTTAATTATTAGGTTTAATCTTTGTATTTCTTCTTGGTCAAGATCAGATTGTTTCATTAAGTCATAAATCCTAACTTCTAGTTCATGGCTTCCTCGCATTTTTTTATCTAGCATCTTTGGTTTTTTTCTCTCGCACATACATTCTCTCACTTCTTTTTGTTCTGGTAAATTCTTAAATATCTTCTGCCTAAAGCTATTGCTTCTTGTTTACTTCTGCCTTTGTATCCCCATGCTTCTAAACTTAATTTAAGTCTTGTCTTGCGACCAACATCATCAAACAACTTACCTTTATTGCTTCCCATTCTAACTAAGAATGAACCTTTACGTCTGTATTCAGTTAAGGTATCTGGTCTTGTTTTTACTGGTGGTCTTAGATTGCTTCCAGTAGCCCTATTGTATCTTGCTCTACCAGATGCAGACAATCCACCTTTTTTATTCTTGTCAGAACTTCTTAAAGTAAACTTCTTCATTCCTTAACCTTTTTAGTATTTACTATTATAGGTGTCTTTGGTCTTTTGATTGTCATACCATGTCGTTTCATTAAAGAAACTATCACGCAGTTATGACAGCTTCTTAATTCTAATTCTAATTTAGAAGCCATGTTCTTTCCACAGAATATACACTTGGTGCTATTAATCATATTTGATTACCCCAATTATCCCAACCATCTACTCTTTGTCTAGCGAATAGTTCTATTCTTGGTAAATCTCCACATAATTCAACTATATCATTTCTAATTCTGTCTGGTTTTCTGCTATGTTCTCTACGTTTATCCATAACTAATTGTCTTACTGATTTAGATATTCTTTTAGGTTTACCTTTTGTTGCAAGTAAACACATTTCAGGGTTTGCTCTTGTCCAGTAACCTAGTCCTGTGAAATATCCTTCTGACTTATTTTCTTTAACCCAAGTGAAAGCTACTGTTTTATATTTAAAGCCCCATGCTTTGATAACTTCAAAAGCTTGTGGTAACATAGGGTCAATAACCCAAATAAGTAAAATACAGTCATCTTCAGATATGTTGCTAATAGGTAAATTACAAATATCAGAAATAGACATACAATCGTAATGCTGTGTAGCACTACGTTCATCACCTTTTTTAGACCATGATTTAAAATACCAAGCTGGGTCAGCATAAATAATATTATATTTCTTTTTTGGGAATGGTATCATTTTTAACTTCCTTATATTCTATTTCTTTTGGTTCTTCGTTTTCTATAATGTCATAGATTGGCAAAGGAATATTGTCGTCTGTATTTTGAATCTTGTCGGTTTGACCAAGATAAACTTTACCAAGCCATACGTTCATTAGACTACTATTAAGCTTCGTTGCTAATGTAAACTGGCTTTTTCTTATATTAAGTTTTGCAACATTAACCCCCTTCTCGTATGAATCTAATGCTTCTTGATTTCTCCATAAAGTTTGCCTAGAACAACCTATGATATTAGCTACCTCGTCTTTAGTACACATATAACTTGCTAAATCTTCTATTTGTTTCAAAACCTTAGGGGTAAATTCAAATGCTGGTCGCCCACCTTTGTCTATTACTTGTATGTCCTTGTCCATATTAACCGAGTATGTTCGTTAATTGGACTATTATTATCTTTTAAGTGATTTGTAAAGAAACTCTAGTAGATTCTGGTTTTGATATAGTATATGGCAAATTCCGTTTGCTAATGAATTGCAAGATATTTCTTCTGCTTTTGCACTTAAATCTATTTTATATTCGTCATGTAATAAGTGGAATAGTTCATGCAACAAAGTATTGCTCATCTCAATAGGGTCTAGTGATTTGTCTATTGTCATTAAGTTTTTGCTTGTCTCAAATTCACCAAACATATTTTTCTTAGATGCTATCTCATGCTCAATGAAGTCTAACTTTATGAGTCTGCTTCCAAAGACTATCTCATTAGGCAAAGTCATTTACAGATTTTAATTATAAGAACTACAAACCCAAGTAAGATTAATAACAAAGCTAAACATACGAAGAAATATGTCATTTTCTTTTAAGTTTTTTTGCTATGTAAAGGTTTTTAACAAAGCTGTTTTTCTTACCAAATTTTTGACCTGCTGATCGTCTTGCAGTTTTATAAGCTTTTGTTTTGGTGTTAAAGGGTTTTGGTTTGCCGAGTCTTGCTGGTCTTGGTCTATCGTAAATTGCTTTTTTCATTTCTTTTTCCTTGCTACAATTAATCTACCTTTTTTTTCATATACTTTCATTCCAGCATTTTCTGTTTGCCTTTTAAGTGAATTGTATTTTTGCTTTATAGTTAGTTTAGCCATTATTTTTTTTTTTTTAGACTTTTCTTTTGTTTTGCTTTGTAAGATTTCTTTCGTTGTACGGTTGTGAGAACTGAAAGACTTGTAGAGGTAACTTCGTTTACCATTATTTTTTTTTGCTGTTATGTTTTTTGCCATTCATCATTTTACCATTAGGCATTTTGTGTTCGTTTTTTTTATTATGTTTCATTATATTTTATGTTTAATTTTATTAATCATGCGAATTATCTCAATTCGGTATGTTTGTGAAGTGCTATAATTTTCAAGTGTTTCAGCTAATTTTATGGGGTCTTTAGTTCTTTTTCTAAGATTTCTAAAGTCAGAATAGTGATGATTATTGTTTAATATATTGATGTAGTCTTTAGTTGATGCACATTTTGAATGATATGTTTTTATTCTCCAATTAATAGATGCATCTTGTTTGAGTGGTAGGATTCCGTTCTTAGACCAAACTCTAACTCCAAAAAGAGCATTACCTTCCTTAGCAAACCTGCTTGTTCCATAGTCAGATTCTACAATGCTTTGTGCTATTATTAATAATGTTGGTATTTGTTCCTCTTTTTTTAAATCAAGATTAATGTAAGCTATACATTTTTTCATTGAGTCTATGAATTTGTCGCTGGAACTTGTGTCTATCTTGGGTTCGTAGAATGAACCTATTGCTTTGATTTGCTTAATTGTTTCTTGCCTGATCTTTTCCTTGACGAGATCATTAGGAAAATATGTTCCTATGAGGAATACAAGAAATAGGAATATAACTATTATTGTATAGTCATAAAGCTTCCCACTTAATAATTTAATATTCATTATTTTTAAGGTTGTGATAACCTTCCAGCTTTACAGCTTATCTAATTAGATTATTCTTCGTCAGAATCTTCTTCGTCTTCTGAATCTTCGTCTTCTTCTTGATCTGACTCGTCTTCGTCATCATAAGAATCATCTTCAAACTCATCAAGAGAAGCTTCTATCTTGTCTCTTATTTTTGCGTTTAAGTCGTCTTGTTTATCAAGCAACTTTAGGATTTGCTCTAGTGTCTTGTCCATAACTATTTCTCCAGTTAGTTAATAAAGCCCAAATAGAGATATTTATTATGTTTGTAAATATATAATTTTTAAAGAACTAAATAGTCAATAAAATCAAGAGTTTAGTTTTCGCAGAACCCATCTTTCATAATCTTCGGCATCTAATTTCTCCTTACCGATCTCCCATTCGTTCTTAACCTTAACTGGTTCTACTATTTTGCTTTGCAAAGACTTAAACTTACCAAGTATTGGTTTTGGTTTCTTAGTCATATTGCTAATCTTTACCTTATTTTTATCTATACTAGTAGTATAGTTAGTAATAGTTGTTGTTCTGTCTGTTAGTTTTTGTTTACTTGCAGGTTCTATATCTTGATATTTACTATATTTTACAATGGTATATATGCTTAAATTTTTGTTTAGTTTTTGTTTAAGGTTGCCTGACTTTTTAAGATTTTTAATGATAGTTATTATATTTTGTGTTGATAAGTTAAATTTATTTGCTAAGTCTCTGTAAGCAATAGAAATCTCACCTCTTTCAAGAATTATTTTTTTTTTTCTATAAGTTACTTGTGTTGTTTTGTGGGAAGCCATAGCAACCAGATACAAAAACACAGCAACTTCTAATTGATTATTAAAATCTTTAGAATTATAAATCTTCCTATGTAGTGCTATCCAACCATCAGTCATTTTAAATCTTCCTTAACAAGTTCTATAACTTTATTAGTAAAACTTTTTAATCCATTCTTCTGACAATCTTGAACAGAAGCATAAGCTGAGAACCAACTCTTTTTATAATGCTTACCTATTTCGTTGTATGACTTATTTGAGATTGCTCTTATGACTGCCAAACATATTTTATTATGTGGTACTTTAAAAAAATCTATATCTTTATAAAGTTTACTGTTGCAAAGAATCTTTTGGCACGATTCTGAAATAGTTTGTATTTCCATTAAAATAACCTTCTTCCTTTAGTGTGTTTACTTTTTTGCACTCACTAAGAGTACAAAGCTTAACAGATATTAATATAGGATTTATATTATACTTCAACCAAAATTTTATCTCATTCATTCTGTGTTGTTCTAAATGATGATCGCAACATAAGGGTAGGCAATAAGCATCATTCTTTAATCCTAGTCCTATGTTCCCTTTAGGTAAATTTCTTATGTGGGCTACTTGAACTTCAGGGTTCTTACAAATGATACATGGAAAGTTTGACGCAATCCAACGTCTGTGCTTCTCGGATTTTATAATGTTTGCCTTCGGAATTTGCACTATTTATATTTCTTTGCTTTTTTTCTTGCTTTAGATGCTACTGACAAAGCAATAGCAACAGATTGTGCTTGTGAATGTCCACGTTTAAATTCTCTACTAATGTTTTTGCTTATTGATTTTTTAGAATAACCTTTAATTAATGGCATTTTTTCTCCTAGTTATATAACGTGGGTAAGGGAAGGCACTTACCCACAATATCTAGTACCAAATATACAGCAAAATGGCAACAAATAAGTCATTGATATTAAAAGCATATATCTTTAGAATTATCAACTTTAAAGCTTGAAGTTAATGTTTTTATAATTATATTCTTTTTATATGGAAAGCAAAAAATTAAATCTTAAAGTTGGAG